CCAAAGGCATTTTTAAGCATACCAATCTTTTCAAGACCTGTCTCTTTCCAGTTTTGTGAAATAGAATCAGAATCCGTGATATGATTAGCAACATATGATCCTAAATGTCCACAGAATCCTATTAGGTTGCCATCAAGAAACTCAGAAAGCTTTTCTATACTTAGTCTAGGTTTTCTATAGAAATAATCTTCTCTATTTGATTCAGAGATAATTCTAATTAATTGCTGCCATCCTTTTAGGTTTTTAGCCAATACAAGAAAGTGATGAAGTTCATCTTGTTTATCTTTAACTGACGGATCATTATCGCAAATATAAAGCTCACAACCTAAAATAGGTTTAATGCCATCTTTTTTCAGAGTATTATGAAACTGAACTGTTCCAGCAATATTACCATGATCTGTCAAGGCGCAAGATCCAACACCTATCTTTTGACATCTCTTTGAAATTTGAGCCGGTTTACTGAGTCCATCCAATAGCGAGTAGTGAGAATGAACATGGAGAGGGATATAATTTTTCATTCAACGCTTCCTGGTGCCTTGTATTTAGCCACAGTATACCCCGGAACAGTGTACTCGTCAACCACGTTGTTTATACCTTTCAGCTCGATATCGTGTTTAATTTGTTCACACTTGGTCATAGGAGTATTCTTTTGGCATAGCTGGTTGTCTCTATACTCTAGTATCGGCAAAACGTTGGAGTTTTCAAAAGTACTTTTTCCAAAATGGCAAAGTTTGCTACACATCCAGCTTTTATGTAGTCTTGGTTTTTGTGTTTTCTTTATAATTTCAAATTTATCTCTGAGCATAGATTCTGTTTTAGGAAGATCTGATTTATCAAAGATTACGCTAAAAGCACCTCCGTCATTAATAAAAAAGATTGTAACCATAATATGGTCTATATGAGGATACAATTTTTGAATAGCATAGTGATATATTCTTAGCTGAGGATCTTCTTCCAATTTTTCTTGAGTCTTTTCTTGACCAGTTGCCCAATTTAATCTTCTTCCAGTTTTCCAGTCAATAATTTCTATAGTGTTATCGCCAACCTGGGTTATAAGATCGATAGTTCCTTTTATAGCTAAATTACCCTCAAGAGTACCTTCTGCTACTTTATACTTATATTTAGACCAGTCTTTGTCTATTACCAAGTCAAAATGTTGTTCTGGACATAAAATATTCCTATTTCTAGGATCAAACATTCCATTATTGTATGTAATAGCTTTTTCTACCCAAAGTCTGCAATCTGTAAAATCTTTTGCAGCCCATTTGTGGTGAGAGAATCTGCTGGTATAATACTTATATACTTGTTCTGTTAGAGAATCTATATTGTATGCTTCTATATTGACTGTTCCAACTATATCGTCTTCAAAAGTAAGAACATTGTTTTGTTGACTTTGTTTAATAATAGCTAGTATTTCTAGAACCTTGTGTACTATAGTTCCTTTGTCTGCTTTTTGGTTGCTTGGCCCCCTATATCCTAACACGTATTCAAAAAAATACTGTTGTTCGCACATAGAGTGCGTATTATAAGATGAGCTTCTAAAGTATGTTATTATAATGAGAGTATTCCTTTGTCTGATAGAAATCGTAGTACAATATTGTTTTTTTCATCAATAGTCATTCCAGTATTTCGAATAACTAGATCAAATTTATTCCAATCATATTTATCTTTATCCAAAGCATTCTCACTATTAGAGTCTGAACCAAATGGATCTAAATCAAGCCTAATCACATAACCCCCAGCTTTTTTAATAGATTCAACCTCATTAGGAAATCTGCAATCGGCAATAATAGCCAAATCTAGATTTTCTTTTTTGATTTTATTTATGGTTGCATCAACCCACACATTTGTTTTAATTTTACGAAATACATTAGTTCCAACGTGTTCCATGATTTGTCTAGCTGACATATATCCAGACATTTCAAAAGACTCATTATAGTCTGGCATATCTTGCCATCTAATATCAGTTAATGTATTCTTATGTTCGTCACTGCCATAACACTGTTCATATGTTAGTCCTAAAATATTTATACATATATCTTGCTTAAGAGGATCTGCAAAACTATATATTTTATTACTAAGTCTTAAATTATGAGAATTAACAATTGATTGGACATATTCTGCAGACGTGCTCTTTCCGGATTGTTTTCTTCCCGCAAAAGCTAAAATCATTTTATCTCCGATATTTTAGGAACAAGTGTATTTCTAATCTCTTCTATACTTAGTTCGCCAACATCTGATCCTTCAAATGCTGGAGAATATATTCTATAGATTTTTTTACATTTTTCTGTGATTTGCTTAATAGCTTTTTGGCCAGCATCATCATTATCCATTAGAAGTATAATATTCATTGCCCCAGAAGAATCAATTAGCAATTTTTGTTTGTCACTCAAAGAAGATCCAAAAATGGCTACGCTATTATGAATTCCCGCTTCCTCTAATCTCCATACATTTCCGGGACTTTCGACTAAAATAATACTTCTGCTTTTTTGGATATGGTCTTTAGCAAACCAGAAATTATATAGATGTTCCTGGGACTTGAAACCAAAATTATGCTTCCACTTACAATATTTCCAAATATCCTCTCTATCTGGACATTCTGATGTTGATGTATGATAATGGTTACATTTTGAACAAGAGCTGAAGATACTTCTTCCTGTGCAGCCAACTATAACTTTACCATCTATAGAATAGATTGGAACTACAATCCTATTATGCATCTCTTTGTTAGGATTGTCACACAACCCCACATCATACCTGTTAAGTATTTCTTTTGTATACCCTCTCTCTAAGTAATATTCGGATGGTATTTGTAGAGATTCTCTAACTTGAGCTTTTGTAATCTTGGATAGAGGGCTAGTATTTTGTGTTTGTTTTACATTTTCTACAATTCTAGCGAATGTACTCTTTTCAGCATCTGCTCTTGAAATCTTAATATCTTTGATATTCTTATTTAGCAAAGATAAGCAGAAGTCTACTGCTTCTTGAAAAGAGGCTGTTTCATCTCCTTCTCTGTTCCATCTATATTTAGTTTTAGATAATACTCCTCTGACAAATCCTATAATAGAACTTTTAAAGGTGCTATCGCAATTGTGTGTGCGGCATCTCCAATTGCCTCTATAATAGTCTCCTGTATGATAGATATTAACTGCAGACGGATTATCTCCCCCATGAATAGGACATGACATTGTTATCATTTTATTTGACATCTTAAAATCTTCAATGTCTAGTGCATTAAGAAGTTCTTCGATATTGTCACAAACTTGATCACAAATAACCTTGAGTTTATTCTGATCATACGAACGGGATTTCATTGGTGTTTTCATTTTCGCTATCTACAATAAAGCCATCTTTAGTTTTGCTTGTTGAGTTATTAATTTCCAATTTTGTTTTACCTTCTGTAATCTTAGCACACCAGCCCTTCATGTGACAATTAATATAGTCATTGTCGTCTAATCCTCCTCCATGTCTACTAATTAAAGGAACTAATTTTCTGTTTCCGCTATTTGGGCCGTCCTCTGCAATTTCTTCGTCCGATTTTCTTTTGAAGATAGTGAAGTTGCTACATAACCATATGATTCTATCTGAACCAGAAGCTGTGTCTGTAGATTCTTTTGTGATGCCATCTCTGTTTAGTTGGATAAATGCCACGATAGGTACTTTATACCTGACGGCAAAATTATGTAAACTGGTCATCATAAAACCAAGTACTTGGTATTCCTTCATATCCTGAGACATACCGGCAGAATCCATTAATTTCAGATAGTCATAAAATATTACACACTCCTTTGCTGTTCCATCATTATTTAGTCCATCCTCTTTAACCAACCACCTTCTCATAATAGCTAACTGATCTTCAAATGCTTTACCGGCTATGCTTTTATGATATAGGTTTGTTTGCTTTAGAGCATCTACAGCTTTTCCTATCTTGGACTTCATCTCTGGAGATTCTGCAAACTTGCCCGTCTCAATTGAATTAATTTCTATCTCTGTCATCATTGCTAGCAATCTATGAATATGATCTTCTTTATTCATTTCGGTATCCATATTCAATACCGGAATACCTTTTTCTGCTATATTACGACCCATATTATCAGACAACAATGTTTTACCTGTTTTAGGTCTTGCTGCTATAACATTAACGGTTCCTTTTCTAAGACCACCACCGATTGCTTGATCGTATATTGGAAAGCCTGTTGGAATACCAACCTGATCAATCTTATGAAGCTCTAGATCAGCTACATATTCTTCGAGTGACGATCCTATCTTTTCTGGTCCTCCGTCACTATCTGTTAACAGTGATGTAAAATTAAAGATACTATCTTCGGCAATTCCTATTATAGAAGAGATGGATTCATTACCAGTAACGTCTAGAATTTTCTCTTGTGTAGTTTCTAGTTGTTTTCTTAATAGTCTGGCTATTTCTAGTTTACGAATTTTAGCTGCAAATTTTCTCACATTGTCGAGACTTACAGGAAAATCAATAACAGCCTTGAGATGCTGAGTTTCTTCTTTCTTACTAAGAATAGTAGAAAGACCAAGTTCTTGAGCCACAGAGTAAATAGAAGCAATATCTATTGTTGAATTAGCATTTTCGCATATTGTTTTTAAGCACTTAAAGATGATACTATTGCTATCAATAGTAAAAGATGTTTCTTGAACAATATCTGCAACGTCAAGATATGCGTCCTGACCATATGTACAAATTCCTGCGAGTACCGCTCTTTCTGCGGCCGGATCAGCTAAAATCACTATTTTACCCCTTTGAGGACATTACTTTTATTTTTTGAATGGACAGTAAGATATCTGATAAGTTTTTAATATTCCCAGCTAGGTATTGTAACCTATCACTTCTTTGCTTTGCATACTTCTTTATCTTATTAAGAGATGCTGCTTTGTCGTTGTTCTTAATTGCCTGAAGAGATTTCTCTATATATCCATATCCCTTATAGTTATTAACTTCATCAGCAATAACATCTTTTATTGTTTCTTCTGACCAATTTACCCTGGCTATCTCTCTATTTAAAGTTCTTTGAACATGAAAGGAGAACTGTCCTAACCTATATGCTATTTGTGCACAATCCTCTGGAGTTAATCTCTCTAGATCGTCCCTATTCATTGTGAGATATTTCTGAAGTTCAGACTCAGGAAAAAGATCTGACTTATATTTTTCAAACCCAATAGTTTGTTCATATTCATCTAAAATAGAGTCCCATGACTCAACCTGTTCTTTCGTATTCATTAGTTATCCTTTGAGACCATTGTTCAGCAGTTTCGTTGAATGGTAATTCTATGTAAATAATATCGTTAAGATGACACCATTCGATTTTTTCCCTATCTCTCTTTTTTTGCTTAATAAAACCAAACTTATTAGAATGGTAATGTCCAACAAATTTATAGTGCTGTTCTCCATGAACCTCTATACAAAACTTGAGTAAGGGAAGATAAAAGTCTAAGAACAGCGTCTCAGACTTTCGTAGTATGATAGGAACTTCTTCCAATGCTACCGAGGATGGTAACAGTCTATTGATGATCCCTCTGGCTTGTATGTGTAATGATGACTT